TGCAGGTCTTTACCGTCAACTGTCATCTTCTTGAGAAGTTTTGCTTTTAACATTTTTTGTCCTTTACTGAAAAGAGGGAGAGGCAATAACGCCCCTCCCTCCAATCATAGTTAATTACGCGACGATTGTTGTCCAGAAGTAGCCCAAGTCTGCGCCAATTACCTTGTTGTCGAAAGCCATTTCAGCCTCGACGCGCTCTGCCTTGAGTGACTCCATACGGAATGAAGATACTCCGATGGTTGAACCGATACCGCCTGAAACGCCTGTCCATGAGAAGGTGTAACCTGCTGATGGTGTCAAGAGTCCTGGTGCAGAAGCAACATGGCAAAGAAGTGCTGCCTTGCCGTATGCAAATCCGTATGCCTCTGACGCACCCTCGTTGTTTGTTGCCTTTACTGCCTTAGCAACTACTACGCGGTCTAGGTCGAACATACGAGCAAGCATATCTTCTGTGATTGTCTGTGAAGATGTGTACTTGATACGGTCAACTAGGTCAGGGTGATTCTTCAACTGACGGAATACTTCGTAGCCAAGAACAAGAGTATTGGCTTCCATTCCTGTGCGTGAAAGAATTACTGACTTTGCTGCTTCGATGTCATTGATTGGGTCTGATGAAGCATATGCTGACCACTGAACAACTTCACCTGATGATGGAGATGAAGCAACACCTGTTACATCTGTTGCCCATACGCCTGTTGTGAAGAAATCAGATACGAACTGCAATTCCTTACGGAGAAGCAAGCGATGAGTTACAAACTCTGTTGCCTCGCGTAGTGGATTTAGAGGTGCATCCGCATTAGCAACTGTTTGGTCGCCGACATCCTTGTGGAAAGCCCATACATCTGCTGAGTATGTGCCTGTTGATAGGTTGTAACCTGAACCTGCTGACTCTGTTCCATCCGCACGGCGTTGAGCCTCGTCACGGAACCAGTCGTTCTTGGTGTAGGTGAAATACTTGTCAGACTTCTTATCTACTGCTACGACAGGGAAAACCTTGTCTGCAATAAAGTTGTCTTGCTTCTGTAGGTATGCAACTGAAATGTTTGTCAGGATTGCATCTACATGGACTGAGTTAATTGATGGCTGTGGCATTGTCTATTCGCTCCTTATGCTGCTCTGCCTGGGTTAGCGCAATTGATTACAGCAGTGACGATGTTTCCATCTGCCGCTGATTCTGTAAGAATCGTGCCAACAACATACTTAGTGGTATCGGTTCCAGCGACAAGAGCAACTGCCTTGCCTGTTGCACCTGTTCCAATTAGTGCGCCTTCACCAAGTGCTGCTCCTGCAACAATCTTTGTGCCGCCAACAACAAGCACTTCTGCTTCTTGTCCTGCGGTTGGAGCGTTCTGAAGAACTCCGATTGGAATATCAGTTGCGCCTGAAGCCGCTGCTGCTAGTCCTGATGAGTCCAACTTTACAAATGTGTACTGCTTTGAAGACAGGTCAGCCGCCGCAACGAGCGTAACCTTTACTGAGTAATTACTGATTTCATATGCCATTACTTGACACCTTTCTCGCTGAGGTACTGGCTGTATAGGTCAGTGTTCTTTGAAACAACATCCGCAAATGCTGACTCAAAAGTTCCACCGTTTGTTTCTACTACTGACTTAGCAAGGGCTGTGAGTTGCTCGTAAGCATTTCCCCCTACTGGTGCAGCAGACTTGCCGATTTCGGCAAATATGTTTGCTGACTCTGCTTGTGCTTCTACAGCAGTAAGCAAGTCCTCTACTGACTTAGCGAGGTCGGAATCAATACCAGCCAACTTGCGAAGGGCGGGACCAATCTTTTCTGCGTCTAGTGGTAGGTGTGACCATGACTTTGCCTTTTCAATTGCTTCGGCATCAGCACGGGCATCGCGTTCTTTTAACAAAACTTCTTCTGCGGCTACTGCGCGAGCGGTTGCTTCATCTGCGGCTTTACGCATATCAGCGAACATCTTTTGCACTGCCTCAGGTGCAGACTTTAGGACTGCATCTTCTGTTTCGACAACTTCATCGGCTTCTTTCTTCATCTTGCCCTTGAGTTTGTCCATTTCTTCTTCATACATCTTGACCTTCTTCTCAAGTTCGTCAATCTTTGCTTGAGCGTCAGCCATTTTGCCTTTTTCTACTTCTTCTGCTGGAGCGTCTGTCGCTGGAGTTTCTTCCGCAACAACTTCCTCCGCAGGAGTTTCGATTGTTTTCTCATCTTGGGTCATTGGTTCCTCCTCAGTCCCATCTATGGTTTGATTTTTTACAAGGTCTGAGAGAAGGTCTGATACATCAGAATCCGAGGACTTAATGACCAACCACCCCTCTTGTAGATGTGCAGGATGGTCAACGCCGCTTGTTTCTTCGATGTTCAATGAAACCATCTTACGAGCCTTTGCCATTGAGAATCCTTTCATCTTCTGAGCAGAATAACATCTTTTTGAGTGATATGAGCCACTAGACACACAAAACTTACAGGGGACTAAGCCTCTTTATCGTTCTTCATCTTCGTAGCGAGTTCTCTCACTTTACAATCTGTGCAAACTGTCGTTCCATCCGCAAGAATAGCACCAAACTTTCGCTTGAAATATGTGCCACACAAGGGACAACTAATTGCCGCCATTATTTAAGTGGCTGGATAGACCTAACAGTTGAAGCCTTATGCCCAACTAGAGTGTCTGTCTTTTCCCAACCATCGGCGAACTTCTTGTAAATACGGATAAGCAGTGCTGGATTGTCCTGCTCGCCTTTTACTTCGAAAGATGAGTTCGGCACATTGATTTTGCCATCTCGCACGATACGCTCGACCTTACCTTGAGCAACCGAACCATTTGAATCCCAACGGACGAAATCACCAACTTTGACATCGGCGGCTTTTTCGATTTCTATTTCGATTTCGATTTTAACGCCTTCTGATTCTTCTTCTTCCTCATCAACTATTGGACCACCTTCGACCCAAGCCTTACAAGTATGTGAAGCAGAACAAGCGAAATGGAAAGAGTCGCAATATCCGCGGTCATCTTCTTCCATTGGGTTTTCCATAGGCAGCCCGCTAGAGATACATCCGAGCATTTTCTTGGTTTGGTCGAAAACACCGCAATTGCCACAAAGAGTTTTTACTGCTGCGACTGGCTTGCCGTATCCAACAATATCTATTGCCCGCTGGCGGTTCTTAGCGTTGAGTTCAGGAACTTGAGTTGGCATTGGGCATGATTCGCCATCTTCTTTTTCAAGCGCGGCATAACGACCAACATTATCGCGAACTTCTACCATTGGCTTGCGCTTGCCGTTAAGACTGTAATCGTGAAGATTAACTGCCATTATTTTTTCCTTCTACTTGGTTTCATAATTGTATCAACATGAACGGCTGAGACACCTGGGTCAGAGTTTTCTAACTCGGTCGGAATGTCTGCCATCATGCGAACGGCTTTTCCACCGATTGAATATCCGCGGAGTTTTCCAGCCTTGACTAAATCCCAAGCCCACTCATCCCACTGGACACCAAGAAACACTGTGTTAGGAGGATATGAAACCTTTGTCGTAGAACCATCTGCCGACTTCATTGGGACGCTTAGTTCATAAGGGAATGTCATTACTTCGACCCATTCGCCCGCAACTATGTCTTTATTATGTTGGAGGCGGATACGACGGTCGCCTGATTTAACATAATCCCAAACTGCCTTTTGTAATTCTTCTGCATCTGTCCATTCACCGTGAGCATCTACGCGGTCAGGAATATACATTGGTCCTAGCGTGAATCTGCGTTCTTCATTTTGTTTAATCATGTCGTAATCAACAGACTTTTCAGCGTTCTCAGCACGGCGCACGATTGTTTCTGCCCATGACCGACCAGCATCTCCGCCCCATGCCGCCCAAGCAACACGACCTGGAGATGGATAGCCCTTCTGTCCTGGCTTGTAACCTTGACCTGCGCTGTCGTTTTTATGACGAATGAAATAAGAGTGCATCCTGCGGATTGTGCGCAACGAAACTGGGCGACCGCCCGCTAACTGAGCGGCGCGAGCGCGACCAACATCGGTAAATCCGTCGCCTTGATGTCCTTCTTTAATCCATGCAAGAGCGCGTTTACCTTCTTCGATTACACCCGCTGGTGGGTCGAAAGTATCGCTTTCTGCGATTTT